AAGACGACCAGACTTGCAGGGCAGTAGTCGCTGACGCTCTTGCAAACGGGCTACGGATTGTGCATTCGCAAAATTGAGCTCAGCGCGAGTCCTTACTGTTCAAGTTGGCTAGCCTTTATGACTGAAGACGAACGGATCGATTGGACCCTAGCTTGGGCTACCAATCCTAGGGCAGAACGAGCGGCAGACGGGGCAGACAAGCAAGAGATCGACACTTCTTGTGCTTGGGTTCCGTTCGGGTTTGTGCATCTGATCAAGAAGACTCTGAGGCGCGAAGAGGATGCGCGCGACTTTTGGGCCGCATGCATTAGACGCGATGAGCTGGTTGATCCGTTGGCCGCCACGTTGGTCCGATTGGGTGTGGGTCGGTTGACGTCTATCCTGCATGAAATCCAAAAGGACACCCTGCGGGTCGGTGACGAAGTTAGGCTGGTCGCCGCTGGCGAGTGGTCTGAGTGCTTTCGGCTGAACGGTGGGTGTGGCGACTGTTGTGGGGCAGTATTACTATTGAGGTATCAGCTGGTGCAATCTACGTTCACTGGCATCGAGAGTCTTGATGGCGCTTCGTTGCCCATACGATACTGCCTACAATCGTCTGGTTAGCATTACTGTGACATAGTTGGCCGAAATGATCTGTAAATATCAACTGTTGAAGCTGCTTTCGACATGCCGCGAGGAATGTCGAAAGTATTATATTTCCGAAGAAATTACTCAATCATTTTGGGATTCGAGAAAATTTGTCCAATGGTCGTTTGCGAATCTTTTGAATTGATTGCGAGACAAGCCACGTGTTATTTGTGTCAGTGAGGTGTAGGGAATGAAGGGTTCACGCCAAGTCGAGACACTTTTTCCATCGATTAATTCTTCTTCCATGCCAGCGCCTAGCCACTCCTTCGGTAGTGGGTGGAGTGCTTTAGGGTTTTTGATGAGCACTGAGCCTTGTCGCCAAGTCTCAATGAGCTCTGAGTTACCAACTTCGTACATGAACGGTGCAGCCTTGATCGAGTTGGGGTCGTGTCTGTAGCACATTCCTATGCGTAGTATTTTTAGTGCTGTATCACGGTAGCGGTCCTGATGGCCCATGCGCAGAAACTTTGGGATGGTACCGGTATTTGTGAAGAGTACTGCAGAGACATTCTCTGCACCGGCTAGATTGAAGAATCCCGATGGAATCTGCTTTATCTCATTTTTGTGGAAGTCGAGCTTATTCTCATTAATAATCAGTTTGCCGTCAGCGTCGTGGTACCACTGTTGCTCTTGGCCAAACAAGTATCTAGTCAAAGCTGCGGACGAAGCGGTTAACGAGCCTGCCGTGTGAAAGTCCTCAATGGCGATAATGAAAGGTTTGCCTGCCACGTGTGGCTCATTCCAGTACTTTGCTTTGAGCTTCGAGTAAAGCGGACTTCCAAGGCGGATAGGGATGCTGTTTTTTACATACTCTTCCCTTTCTTGGGGGCTCTGGTGGTTTGGCAGGGCAAAGTATTCTTGGATGCCAGCATTGTGCGGCTGACTGGCTGTGACTGCTTCCACTGCCACAGTGATACCATCACGCGAAATCATGAAGTCCGGGCGTTGGTGGCTTCTATCGATGCTATGGCCGCTTTCGCGAAACATTGAAAAGAGAAACAATTCGAAAGTCCTAGAATCGAATCCTGTCGTCTGGAACTGCTCGACGAAGTTCCCGTCAGGATCGTCAAAGTGCTCTTGGATTTCTCTCAGCATCTTGCGAGCAGGTCCATAACCAGAAGAGTCTCTAAGCGAAAGGAACTGCGGGTGCAAATTTTTGTCAGCTTTCCCAATGTCCGTGAATAGATCGATTGCCATTTATTGCCCTTAAGTCAGTGATAACGGAGATCAGAGTTTAATGCAAGGCAACGGGTCAGCACAAAGCCCGCGCTTTTGTAGTACGGCTGTCGAGGACGAAAAGATTACAGATGTAATTGTCAAGGCCTAAGATTTTTTGGCAAAGGAAAAGGCAAAGTAAGTGGTTGCTGTTGATTAAATGCCCATAGTGGTTATCAGAGTGCTTCATCAATCGATCATTTGTCACTATGCCCATAGAAGTCAAAAAGGCCCGGCAGGCTCACAGGGTGGGATTTTTGTTGGGGGTGAGTGGCGTCTACTTGACAATATCGGGGGCACTTGGTGGGATGGGCTTGCTCAGGATGCGTAGGAAGCCCTTGCCCTGGAGGAAGTTACGGTAACAATTCACAGCCACTGCCTGGGCCTCACGAGCCACGTCTTTGCCGGCGGCGATGACCTGGCCATCCTCGGTGATGATGGCTAGGCGCCCAGGTTTACCGTTGATGCTGACGCTCAGCCCCTCATGGCTTACGGCGCTGATTTGCACGCCCTCGATGGCGCCGGTAGGTTGTGTGCCGATCATGCGTGTGCCTCCCCTCTGCTCTTGCGGTACGGCTTTGTAGTGCTCAGGTCGCTATCAGCTTGCAGCATTTCGCCACCGCTGCTCTCGGTACGTGCGATCAGCCTGCGCGTCACTTCTTGGATCTCGTGGGCCGTCAACTGCTGCAACTGGAATTCATGCAAGTCAATCGCGGTCGTGAGGGCGTCCAGCTCGTAGAAGTGCACGGCGCTGGGGTGCCAGGCGCCGCCGGCGCGGCAGCGTGCGAAGTAGGCTTCGCATGCGGTCTGGGCGCTGTCGAAATGTTCGGCCAGGCCGTGGACGATGCCCCCGCGTTCTATCTCCTGGGCCACGTGGATAGTGCTGTGCATGACGGTGGCGTGTAGCTCCGTAGCTGTGCCGGCGCGGATCTGCGCGAAGCATTCGCGTACGGGGTCGATGATGGAGGCGATCTCCTTGCTCTTCAGTTTGGTGCCGTGGTGATTGATTACGGCAAACGTGTTGGGACGACCCGCCCAGCGACTGCGGAAAGGTTTGCGGCGTCCGTTCATGCCAGGCTCTCCAGTTCCTTGGTATCGAAAATTGCAGCCTTGGCCACGGTGCCAGGCTTGCCCGAAAACTCCACTTGCCAGCGGTAAGCGCTCTCCAGATTGAGCACACGCACACGCTTGTGCACGATAGGGTCTGCGGTGTAGGGCTCCAGCTCCTCGGGCTCGAAGCCTGAGCGCTGGCCCACGCCGGCGCCAAATTCCACGATCAGCGACAGATGACCAGGCCGCACCACGCCCACGCGGCCGCACTCTTTGCGTGGGCGGCCGGTTGGCCCCTTGAGGCCGGCTTTCACGCGCACCAAGTCGCCGGCCGCGAACGTGGGCGCCTGGCCGGTGGCTGCTTGATCTGCTGCCCCGGTGCCGGCGTCCGCACTGTCCAGGCCATCGTTAGCGGTGGCAGTCTGCGCGGGCGCAGACTGCTGCACGTCAGGGGTCAAGGTGTGGTCAATATCAGCGGCCGCAGGGGAGGGCGGCAGGCCCTGCGCAGCGTCAGCTGCGACTGGGCCTGCATCGTCGCCCTGTGCGGCTGCAGCCGCACCTTGAATAGGTGCCTGCGCGTCAGCGACAGGCACCCCCTCGTCGCCTTGCGCGGCTGCGGCCGCGCCTGATTCTTGGTCTTGGAGCGCGGCCGCGATAGCGGCCGAGGCTTCGGCGGCAGTCGTCTTCGGCTCGGCGCTCGCACGCGCAGCGGGGGATTTTTTGGCTTTGCCCTTCGCGCGACTCTCGCCAGCGCGCGCAGCGGGATCAAGGGGTAGATCCGCCTTCGGAGCTGCAGGTTTGACGGGGGCAATCTTCGGCAGATGCTTCTCGGCCGCAGCCATCTTGACCTCTTCAATCACGGCCTGCAGGCGATCCTGCAGCACGGCGCCGGCCACCAGCATCAGGCCCTCATTCGGCGTGCCGTAGTAGGGTTGTGCGTGGCACGGCTGTCTCCCTGCATGATGCAAAGGAGCTGCAGGAAATCGGGGTTGACGGTTTCCTTGGCGTACTCGATCAGCGCGGCATGGGCGCCCACGCGGTCGAAGCCGAGCACATCGGCAATTGCCTGTGCGTCGTCGGTCCCGAGGCTTTTGACGGAGCGCAGGGCGAGATAGCGATGCACATCCAGATTGAAGGCCGGGGGCTGTTCGGCATTGAGGGTGTTCCACGCGCGGTCCAGCAGGGCATCGCGCCATGCCTGTTCAAATTTAGCCTTTGCCTTCGCTTCGGCCTGGGCCTTCTTGCACTCGGAGAACTGCCGCGCTTCCTTGGCCACTTTCTCGGACGCCTTTGCCTGGCCGTCCACGATCTTCAGCAGGCGCAGCACCGTCTCATTGGGCAGGGCATCAACCAGCTCGCCCTTGCGGCGCGGGCTTTCGATCTTGACCGGCTGGATGCCCTCGGCCTTCATCTGGTCGCCAATGATTTTTCGCAGCGGGTAGTCGCCTGGGCTGTCTTCAATGGCGTCCAGACGGCGATAGCCGAGCAGCTTCTCGTTGTAGCCCTGGGCCTGAAGCTCTTCGGCTTCCTTGCCGACGATGACGGTATGTCCTTTGTCTTTGGCTTCCTGCACGATGCGGGCCGTGTGTGCTTCGGCCTTGGCCTCATAGCAGGACTTGTCAGTGCAGATGTCTGCACGGCCCATTTCCTTTTTCAGCTCCGCATTGGCGCCGGTGCGCTTGCTGCAGTCCGCGCAACTGCCAGCGGAAGGCACCAGGGTGGCGTCTGTGATCGTGAACTTGGCCCGGTCCAGGCGCACCATGTACTCGTTTTGCACAAGATCCTCGCACGCGCGGTAGCTGGGCTTCTCCCCTTGCCAGTCGGTGCGGGTGATGTCTTTGAGTGCTTTGATTTGAAGTTGTGCACTGGGGATGCGTGCCAGCAATTGCGCGCGGCTGAAGTCAATGTCCCCTTTGCGCAGCACCTCGCGGACCTCTTCGCACAGGTCGAGGATCTTCATGACGTTGAAAACGTAGGTGCGGCTCTTGCCCACGTCCTCTGCGATTTTCTCAGCCGTGGTTTCTCCGAGGTCCAGCAGTTCCCGATAGCCTTCGGCTTCTTCGAGCTTCGTGATATCGGTGCGCTGCAGGTTCTCAATGACGGCCGCGCGCAGGGCGTCAGCGTCCGACATCGGGCGGATCATTGCGGGGATTTCGGCCACGCCTGCGAGCTGGCTGGCGCGCCAACGACGTTCCCCTGCCACCAGTTCGTACTGTGCGCGCTCGCGCTTCTCGGCCTTCGCAATTTGCTGTTCATCGCCAATGCGCGATTCGGGCAGGGGGCGCAGCAGGATGGGCTGCAGCGCGCCGCCCGTGGCTTTGATTGAGTCGGCCAGCTCCTGTAGCTTCGCTTGGTCGAAGTGCTTGCGCGGGTTGCGCAGGCTCCGTGCAATGCTCATGACGGGCACATGCAGCATCAGGGCGCCTGCGCCAGGCGTGGGCATGGCAGCGGTTTGGGTGTCGTGGGTGCTGGTCATGCTGCAAGACCCTCCTGCTGGCCCTTGATGCCAAATGCACGGCGCGCCGCGTTGCGCACTTCGGCTGTGACGCTGTGGCCGAACTCCTCCGGGTCCAGCAGATCGCGCACCAGGGCAACGCAGGCGGCTGTGTCGGGATCGACGCGCGGGCTGTCATAGATCACGCGCCGGTGCAATTGGTGGGGGGCAGGAAAGGCCTTATGCCAACAGCGCCGGTGGCGGTACTGGGGGTGCAATTGGACAGAACGGTACTTCAGGCGGCAGCGGTGCGAGTTACGGAGGCAGCTACGACGGAGCAAGCATTATTCCCGGGCAGTCTGGCGGCCTTGCAGGCTACTACGTTGACGGCAATTCCTATATCACTTGGCTCGTAACTGGGACTCGGCTCGGTCGCGTTATTTGAGGATCAATATGTATATCAATATCGAAACCGGGGACTACCCGCTGAGCGTCGCCCAGATCCAAGAGCTGCACCCGCTCACGATGATGGCGCAGCACCTGGAATGCTATGCCCCAGTGGAGTCCACCGACACGCCGACTTACGACGCGGACACGCACAAGCCTGTCGAAATCGATCCCGTGCAGGTCGATGGCGTGTGGCGGCAGCAGTGGTCTGTTGTACCGCTGTCGGCTGAGGAGCTGCAGGCTGTGGCCGATGCAAAAGCAAAGGCAGAGCAGGAGGCCCGGGATGCAGCGCGCGTGCGCGTCACCAAGCGCCAGGCGCTGCTTGCCCTGTACGACCTCAAGAGCATCCGCGAGGACGCGATTCTTGCGGCCATCAATGCCATTGAGGACGAGCACGCGCGTTATCGCACCCTGGTGGACTGGCAGGGCGCAGCAACGATTGAGAACGACAGCCCGACAGTGCTGCTGCTCGCTGGAGCGCTCAACATCACTGCCGATTTGCCCGGGCTCTTCGAGTACGCCGAGGCCATGTAGCCGCCGCGCCGACACTTCAACACCAACCCGCCTCGGCGGGTTTTTTCATGCTCGGAGGAGGGCACATGGACAACAACTGGTTCGATCAACTTCTACCCAAAGTGCCGGGGATTCTCGGCAGTGCAGGAGCGCTTATGTGGATGCAAGGTACATGGCCGCGTAAGGGGGCAATGCTGGTGCTCGGGATCGCGGCGAGCAACTACGGTACGCCTGACTTCGTGGTGGCGACAGGCCTTTCCGAAGGGCTGGCCGGCTTCGTCGTCGGCATGTTCTCGATGACTGCGGCCGACTGGGTGTTCCGAGCGTGGGATCAGTTCGCACTCGGGCCACTGCTCAATGAGTGGGTGCGCAAGCGCCTGGGCCTGCCGCCAAAGGATGGGGGTGCTGTATGACCCCCCATTTCAGCTTGGCTGAACTCACGGCCAGCGCCACGGCGCAGCGCCTGGGCCTAGACAACACGCCCACGCCCGAGGCCCTGCAGCGCTTGGCGCTGACGGCCGCGATGCTGGAGCGCGTTCGCGCGCACCTGGGCGTGCCCATTGTCGTGACCAGTGGCCATCGCTCGCGCGCCGTCAATGCAGCCGTGGGTGGTGTAACCAGCAGCGACCACGCGATAGGCGCGGCCGCTGACATCGTGGCGCCGAAGTTCGGCGCGCCCTACGCCGTGGCCAAGGCACTGGCCCCGCACGTCAACGCGCTGGGCATCGGGCAGATCATCTATGAAAGCGTGGGCGGCAAGCACTGGGTGCACCTGTCCACGCGCACGCCGGACAAGCTCGTCAACCGTGTGATTACCGTCAGCGGCAAAAGCACGCTGGTGGGTATTCAGGAGGTCTAGATGCTGGCCCTCCTCAAATCCCGCGCTGTTGCTGACGCTGACGCTGCCCGCGCTGCTGCTGGCCGGCTGCGCGGCGACCTCGCCGGCTACATCACCGCCCATCGTTCAGCCGCCCAGGCTCGCGCCGCTGCCGGACAGTGCGCGCCAGACACCAGCGCCCTCGATCTGCTCGCCGAGCTGCAGCGCCGCGCTGACGAGCGAGCGGGAGAGTTGGCGCGCATTGCTGACGATGCCAGGGCCCGTGGCCTTTCCTGTGAAAGGGCGTATGAATCGGGCCGAGAGATGATGCTGGCCGCAAAAAATAAATGAAGAGTCTTTGATGGCCGAGAATGATCAGTTGAAAGAGTTCATGGCCTTCTATGGTTCAGCGCTCTGAGCGCTGTTCTTAAATTCTCCAAGATATTTATTATTTTAGAGAGATGGCTATGCCGCGCACTTTGCATTCGAGATTGATATTCTTGTCAGAGGCTTTCATATTTGGAATCGTCAGCACCTTCGCCCGTGTTGTCGTCAAGCACATAATCTATTGTTTCTCGAATATCGCTCGTTGCGTTCACAATGCGTATTTTCTTGAACGATATTAGGCCCATGCGTCGAATGGGTGAGGCAAGCAGAGCATTGAGGAAGCTATGCGTAGATGTATTTACATCCTTGAAGTCAATAACAATTGATTTGCTCTTCTCTACAGCTGGAAGTAGATGTCGGTCGCGATATGTAATAGCTGCCTGCTTATCATCAGCATTTCTGCCAAAGTAGTTGTAAATGCTTAAATAGTGTCTGCTTTCTTCATTGGCGCTATTTCTAGCTTTCACTTCGGATTTGGCCTGATCTCTGAATTCGCTCATCATGGCGTCGAGCGCAAATTCATTTCCTCTATCTAGTCTCACAGTAATGAGTGCAAATGTTCCAGGCCACGATGTTTCCATGGTCTTGCTAGTCGTGTCAGTTGGGGATATGTGAAGTACGCCATTTCCGGAAACAATGTACATATCGGCCCTGAGTCTTCGAACGATATTTGAAGACAAGAAAAGCCCCATTCCGGCGTTATTCCTGTTCGAATAAGGGTCTTGGCGGCCGAACGTTCCGGATATTTCGGGTTGTATTGCTAGCCTTAGCGCCTCTTCGTCACTTGCTAGACCAGGATAGGTTTGTTCCAAGTGTTTCTTTACGCCTACACCTATATCTGCAATAATGAAATGAAGCTCATTTATTTTTTCATACTTTGTATATTGCAATATGCTTGGGGTTGGAAATCGATGGCTTTTCCAATAAAAATCTGTCTTGCCATGCTCTAATACATTATAAAGTAGCTCAGATAGAACATAGCGTAACGTCTTCTGGTACTCCACACCAAAAGTGCTGTTAAATTGGTCAGCTTCGTTAAGTGCGGTTTTGAAATCTTCAGAATTTCTGATTGCGAAAAGCGGTTTGTGCTTGTTGCTCTTAAAGTTTATTGTGGGATCTGTCGGTACTGCAAAAAGACCATGGGCCCCCATAAGCTGCCAGACTCTGCTGCCACTTTGATCCGACTGTTTGTCGGTTTTGAAAGATATAGTACAGTTTTGTTGCTTGAGTCGCCAGCAGTACAAAATAAGAAGTGAGAGCGCTTGATAATTGGCGCTTCTGCATTTGGAAAAATCAATTTCAACTGGAATATCCCGAAGGTCCCAGTCTAGAGTATTGAGTACCTGGTCGAAGTGTTTGGTGCCCGCTTTGTTGAAAGTTAGCTCATTAGGAAGTGTGATACTTTTTCTCGCGGCCTGCTTAATTTTGCTTCGAACTCCATAAAGTTGTTCTCTCATTGTAATGTTTGATTTCATTTATGCTAATTTCTTTGAATTATTTCGGGTGGGAGATGGATTAATATGCGGTTAATTTTTATCCAAATCAGCTGCAGTGATGTATTTTTGTTAGTTTTTCATTAAAAATTAATGTAATGCTAATACTTTAGATCATGCCTTAAGACGGTATAGTGCCAATGAACCCGGCTGTGGGGAATGCCCCATTGACAAAGTTGTACTAATTTGATTTGGTTTTTGGCGGTGATCAAGATTTGCGACGAATGTTGCTCGGTTTGAGGCCAGCTTGAAGATCCTGAGCATGCTCGCCAGCAACCCAGTTCCCTCGCTGATCGATCGTCAAAACACGTGCTACTCCCCCGCGAGCGACCAGTACGAGATCAATTTGGTAATCCTTTTTGTTTGTTATGGGTTTGGGATTGACTCCGCGGGCGTATACAGCGATGCGCTCAAAAGTATCGGCTACCAGTTGACGGGCTTTCAATCGAGGTTCAATTCTCTGCGCTTCCACGCCAACTGCCAGTGCGCGCCAAGCAGCATCCAAGCCCTTAACATCTTTGCGCATAGCGCCGGCCAGTTCCAATTCAGCCGTCTCTAAATTACTTCGAGCTGCGTCTAGCTCAAGCTCTAACTGGCGAGCGCGTCTCGCAAAAACCACCGGTGTCCCTTCGTCGGCGGTGGCCAGCATCGCGTCGGTGAGCTTGTCGAGCTGGGCGCTGATCTGGTCCACCTCCTGGCGGGCTGCTACCACCTGTGCGCGCGGCACTTGGCTGCGGTCCGCCCCATACAGCGCCTGCAGGTTCACGATGTCGCTGCAGTAAGACATGATGGCGCGCTCAACTGGTGCCACGCTTGTGCTTCCGAATACCGCGCACCCACCGCCATAGGCTGCTGCCGAGGCACAGAGCAGTCGCCGGTATCCATCCCGAATACGCCCATCGGGCAGGCGCTTCTTTGTGGCTAGGTGCTGGCCCGACATGGGCCGGCCGCAGTAGCCGCATACGGTAATGCCGAGGCCGGTAATGATGTGCGGCAGATCGCCCTTGACCCGTCGGCGGCCGCTCTGCGCGGCTACCCGTTGCAGTTCAGTCCACTCATCTGCACTCAGGACGGCCGGGTAGTAGTCCTTGAGCTGGTATTCCTCGCCGTCAAGACTCACCGGCTTGATGCCCGCGAGCTGGGGCATCTTGATGATGCGGTAGACCTGGGTTGTGACGTTGACTCGCGTTGTTGAATACAGCCGCAACCCTTCGGCATCGAGCCGCTGCACGATGCCTTTGCCCCCGTGCCCTTGCGTGTACAGCTCAACGGCCCTACGCACGGCCGCCGCACGCTCGGGGTCGATCTCCCATCCGGTTTCAGTCTCCTTGATCCATTCGGGGTCATCTCCCTGGCGCACACGTCCTCGGTACGTGCCGTTCTGCCACCCCTCGCACAGGCGCCTGATGCTGGCCTTCACACGCTTGCTCTTCGTGTCGCTTTCTTCGTGCGCGCGGATCATCACCAGCAGGCTGTAGACCAGATCCATGGGGTTTTCCTTCAGCCGTGCCCGGCTGTAGGCCTTTCCGTCGCTCGCTGTGACCACGGTGATGCCCGCATTTACAATCTGGGCCAGTTGCGCCTGAGCCTGGATGGGCTCAGCGCGAGAGAGGCGG